TATTTGCGGTATTTGAACCGGAAATTTTAGACAAGTTTGAAAATTTATTCTTAAACTTTTGTAACCCAACACCGGCAGTATCTGATTTAATTTTAAATGAAGAACAAACAAACTCTAACTATACCAATCCTGGTTCAGTTAGAAATGTGACAGAAAAACGACTTTTTAATCAAATGGAATCCTTATTTATGGTGCCAAAAAATAGTGTGACATTACTAAACGATGAATCACAAGATGGTTTACTTTTGGCTGAAAAACAAATATCTAACTTTTTTCCAAAAGTCGTAGATTTTTTAAATTTTGAATGTGTTCTTAAAATGGGTAACCCCGGTAATTTTAAACGAAGGGTTTTTAACTATATAAGTAACAATCCTACATTCCAACCTTTAAACCCTTTAACTCTTAATCCATATATACCTGGGTCATTACCTGGTGATGGGACAGTTGGCTCACCTACATTAACAATAAGTATTGCAAACAACAGAGATGCGTGGAATGCTCTTAGAAAATATGTGGGAGTTTTTAACCAAATACCATTCCAATATACAAATACAGGAAGTGTAATTACAGATTTTTTTACGGCAAATAATGGAATGGATATTGAATTTACGGAGGCGAACATTGAAGCGTTATTTCCACTAATTAGATTATTTGCAAAACAAAAGGCTGAAGATGCAACTTTAAATAAATTAAAGTTCCAACAATCAATTAATAATTTTTTATTACAACAACAAAATTTTAATTCGGAGAATTTAACACAAACTTTCAGTAAATTAAATGTAGACTTACCTACGACAACAACTAATACAACACCTATTAAAAATGCGACTTCAGGTGATGTTGGTAAGTTAGAACAATATTCTGTTTTAAAAACAATGAATGATAAATGGATTTCAGGTACTGATTTTTTAAATAAAACAATATTTGAAGATTTTTTATTTCAAGATAAGGCGGGTCGAGATATTGGTGATGAGTTTACTATCGACTTAGAAAAAATTAAAGGTTATTTAAAATCAAACGACAACCAGAATTATTTATCATTAATATCTCAAATATGTTCGCAAAACAATATGGTTTTCTTTGCTTTACCCGCATACGTTAATTTTTACGGCATACAACAGGCGGTGGCAAAAAGTACACCATTACCTGTTGACGCAACTGAAACATTGTTTGGAACCTTTTTGGATGTTGATTATTTAAAAGCAACCCCAAAATTTTTATTACTATATACAGGTAAACCGTCAGAGTTTGTTGCAAGCAATTCTTCATTTTCAAAGTTTGCAAGTGATACATTTGATATAAGAAAATCTTCAGACAACCCATTAAGGGTACCATCTAACCCCGAGGAAGACTACTCCAAAAAAAATAGAGTAGTAGGTTTTAGTGTTGATTACGGAACTCAAAACCAAAGTATTTTCAAAAGTGTTTCGATAGATATGTCTGAAAAGAAAAACACCGCAGAATCAAATAAAATCGCAGCACAATTTGGGGCATCTGTGTCAGGAGACAAAGTAGCTCAACAATCCGTTTCACTTTATAGTATATATAAAAGTAGAAGTTATAATGTTAGTATTGAAATGATGGGTAACGCCATGATGCAACCGACCATGTATTTTAACTTAAGACATGTACCATTATTCTATGGTCCGTATATGGTTTTATCTGTAAAACACAATGTTACTCAGACTAAATTTTCCACAACGATTTCAGGGCCAAGAATATCAAGATATAGTTTACCACAACCAAATAGTCTATTAGATACTGTCAATCAAAATTATATAAACGCATATAAAGAATTAATATTAAAAGAAGTTAAGACAACAGAACCAATCACAAATGTGAACACACAACAAGGTACGGTACAACCCGGAGCGTTACAAAGTCCTGAAAATATTTGTCTTTCCGCAACAACGTTTACAACTACACCATTTGTTGGAATTAATATAACACCAATAACGGTTGAAGATTTAAAAACTTTATTAACGACAAATATTCCATCGGCTCAAGAAAAACTACGACCTCTTTATTTTGGTATTGCGTTTACTAGAATAAATAATAAAATTGACCAAGTTGTTTGTAACCCACCAAATTATAATTTATATGAAATATCAACTTCAAACAACTATACCGCAGACTTAAATGCACTTATAGCTCAACAAGTGTGTTTAACAACGGCTTTAGAAAATGATACATCCTCTAGACCTTATGCATCGTTTTCTGACTTTGTAGTACCAACACAATTTATACATGCTCAAGTTCAAAGTTTTTTACCTATTATAGAACAACTAAAAACTTTCAGTACAAATACCACAGATGTTGAAAAATATGCAGAAGCATACACTTTATTTACTTTGTTTTGGTTTGAAGGAAGATTTGTTAATCCTGGAGGGGGAGTAGGTTTTTATGTTAATTTACCAACCACAACAAATGATTTCATAACTAGAAAAAATGACAAAGTAAATTCGTCGTTCCCTGACATACAAGATATTTATAATAGATATTTTGTCCAATTTAAAAATAGTTATGGTATATTTTTCCCATAACATAATATTTATATAAAAAAAACTATGGAAATAAAAATGTTATTAGATAATTATCTAAGAAAAGATACAAAAATTACACAAAGAGATAAAGGTAATGGGTATCAAGAAGTTTGTGATTTGGAAACTGGTGATTGTTATACAATTAGAATGAAAGATGGTCTAATTGAAAGAGTGGACAATACTATGAAAACAAATAGAACATTAAAAGTCGAAACTCCACAAGGGGTTAAAACATTATTAAATGGATAAAAATGAGTATAGAAAGACAAATTTTAGAAGAGTTAAAACGTTTTAACCAAATTACAGGATATATTAATGAACAAGAAGTTGCACCGCCAGCACCTGATGCAGGAGGAGCTCCACCCGCACCTGACGCAGGAGCACCCGCACCTGACGCAGGAGCACCCGCACCTGATGCAGGAGCAACACCACCAGCACCTGACGCAGGAGCAACACCACCAGCACCTGACGCAGGAGGAGCCGACGCAATACCCGAACCAGTAGATGTTGAGTCAGACCCTGATGTTGAAGAAGTTGATACAAAAAAAGATGAAGAAGAAGGGGGTACTGAAGAAATAGATATTACAGACTTAGTAACGACTCAAGAAGAAATTAAAACCAAACAAGAAGAGTTCATGGATAGTATGTTTTCTAAATTGAATGATTTAGAAACAAAATTAAATCAGATGGACCAAATAATGTCAAAAATAGACTCAATCGAAAGTAAAGTAGAAAAAAGTAGACCGAAGTCACCTGAAGAAAAATTGATGTTACGTTCACTTGATTCTTACCCTTATAATCAAAAATTGACAGATTATTTTGAAGACAAAAAAGAAGACTTTGAAAAACAAGGAAAAGAAGAATATATATTAACTTCAGATGAGGTTGAAAACTATTCACCGAATGAAGTTAAAAAAACATTTGGTATTTTTGACCAAGATGACGATGAAAATACTTACTAACTATTTTTCATAATTATATTTTTGAGGGAAGAATTATCTTCCCTTTTTTATTTGACAAAAACGAAATTTCACTTATATTTTTCATAGATAAAAGAGTAATAATTAAAAATTTATTTATGGCAAATTCAGTATTAGATTCAGTACTTGCTCAGTACGAAAAAAATTCAACATCGAGCAACAGCACAAAAACAAACATTTCCCAAGAAGACAGATTGAAGAAGTATTTTTCTGCAATTCTTCAAAAGAATGAAAAATCCGCATCACGAAGAATCCGTATCTTACCTACAAAAGATGGTTCATCACCATTTGTTGAAGTTTGGTATCATGAAATCCAAGTAAACGGACAATGGGTTAAGTTGTATGACCCAGAGAAAAACGACAATGACCGTTCACCATTAAGTGAAGTTTATAACGAATTGATTTCGACAGGTAAAAAAGAAGACAAAGAATTGGTATCACAATACCGTTCACGTTTATTTTACATTGTAAAAGTTATTGACCGAGATAATGAACAAGACGGGGTTAAGTTTTGGAGATTCAAACACAACTACAAACAAGAAGGTGTTTTAGATAAAATTTTACCTATTTGGAAAGCTAAAGGCGATGTAACCAATGCCGAAAAAGGTCGTGATTTAATTATTGAACTTACAAGGGCAAAAACACCACAAGGAAAAGAGTACACAGTAATTCAAACTATTATGTATGATGACCCACAACCACTACATGAGGATAAGGCAATCATGGAAGGATGGATTCAAGATGAACTTACATGGAATGATGTATATTCTAAAAAACCCGTAGAATATTTAGAGGCAGTTGCTGTTGGGGAAACTCCAATTTGGTCATCTGAACTAAAAAAATATGTTTACGGAGAAGAGTCTGAGATTTCACTTGGAGGCTCAAAACAAGAAACTGCTCCTGTTGTTGACCCACAAGCAAACGAAGAACCATCAGAAGATTTACCATTCTAAATCAAACAAACATAATCGGGTTTTCTACCTAAGCCCGATTTTTATTAACTTTAAAAAATTAAAAAAATGAACATATTTTTAGCAGAAAAATTAAAAGATGCTCTTGTGAAAAAATACGAGTCTGAAATTGCAGATGCAGAAGCAAGATTATATGTGTATTTCACAAACCCTGTTGGTATTGGTGAGCATCCACAACACACCGAAGAAATGGATAATTTAGTCACACAACTTACAGACGCAAAAGATAAGTTGGAAACTATAAAAAATTTTAAAATTTACGAACAATAATGGCTATTAAAAAGAACGACTTTGGGTCTTTGAAAAAAAAGTTTTCTACCTCTGCAAAATATAAACCACAAAGATTCTTTGACCTTGGCTCTCCGTTTTTGGATGCGGTTGGTTTACCTGGTCCTGCTATGGGACACATTAATATGTTCTTAGGACATTCAGATACGGGTAAGACAACGGCATTAGTTAAGACTGCGGTTGATGCTCAGAAGAAAGGTATTTTACCTGTATTTATCATCACTGAACAAAAATGGTCGTTTGACCACGCTAAGTTAATGGGGTTTGAATGTGAAGAAGTTGTTGACACAGAAACAGGAGAATTAGAGTGGGATGGTTTTTATATATTCAATAATAACTTTGATTATATTGAACAAATCACAGATTACATTAATGATTTATTAGACGCTCAAGAAAAGGGTGATATTGATTATTCATTGTGTATTATGTGGGACTCAGTTGGTTCTGTTCCTTGTAAAATGACTTACGAAGGTAAAGGAGGTAAACAACACAACGCAAGTGTTTTGGCCGACAAGATTGGTATGGGTATTAACCAACGTATTTCAGGTTCACGTAAAGCTGACTCTAAATACGAAAATACCTTAATCATTGTTAATCAACCTTGGGTTGAATTACCTGACAATCCATTCGGACAACCTAAAATTAAAGCAAAAGGTGGTGAGGCTATTTGGTTGAACTCTTCATTAGTATTCTTATTTGGAAATCAAAAAGGAGCTGGTACAACAAAAATTACAGCAACTAAAGATAAGAGAACTGTTAAGTTTGCATCAAGAACTAAGGTGTCTGTTATGAAAAATCACATCAACGGACTTGGTTTTGAAGATGGAAAGATTATCGTAACACCACACGGTTTCTTACCAGGAAAAGAAGCTTCCGAAGAAAAGGCATCAATCGAACAATACAAAAAAGAATATGCCGAGTATTGGAAGGAAATAATCGGAGTTGATGGTGACTTTGATTTGAAAGCAGAAAAAGAAGAAGTAGAGTAGTAACAATTAAAAACAAAAAAAGTGACAAAAACCTTATTGGTTGATGGAAACAATTTGATGAAAATTGGTTTTCATGGTGTGAAAGATTATTTCCACAAAGGAAAACATATTGGGGCCATTTGGCACTTTTTGAATACTTTAAGAAAGTTTTTAGAGGAGAACAACTATAATAAAGTTGTAGTATTTTGGGATAGCGACACGAACTCATCACAGAGAAGGTTGATATACCCCAAGTATAAATTAAACCGTAGAGACCTTTCTAATGAGATTAAACAAGACTCTTATGATGAACAAAAACAACGAGTTAAGCAATATCTTGAAGAGATGTTTGTTAGACAACTTGAAGTTGAAAATTCAGAAGCGGATGATTTAATTGCGTATTACTGTCAAATTTCTGAAGACGAGAATAAAACAATTTTCTCAAGCGATAGAGACCTTACACAACTTATTTCTGAAAAGGTAACTATTTATTCACCATCCACAAAAAGATATTATAAGATGGGGGACACTATCAAAATGAGCGATTTTGAAGTTCCCCATTATAATGTCAAAATAATTAAAATCCTTACAGGTGATTCATCCGATAATATCGACGGTATTTTTTATTTAGGTGAAAAGACTTTAATTAAGTTTTTTCCTGAGATACTTGAAAAAGAAGTGGAATTATCCGATATTTTATCAAAAGGGGAAAAACTCCTTAAAGAAAATAAAGACAACAAATCATTACAAAATCTTTTGTCTGGTAAAACAAAAGAAGGTATATTTGGCGATGAGTATTATGCAATTAATAAAAAACTAATTGATTTAGATGAACCACTAATAAATCAAGAAGGTAAAGAGTTAGTTAGTTCGTACTATTCAGAATCATTAGACCCTGATGGTAGAGGGTATAAAAACCTAATTCGAATGATGATGGAAGACGGGATATTTAAATACCTACCAAAAACAGATGATAATTGGATTTATTTTTTAAAACCGTTTTTAAAGTTAACAAGAAAAGAAAAAACAAAATTTAAAACAAAAAACTAAAATTATGAAAGAAAATCAGGACATTACTAAAGTTGAATTTCTAATTACATTAAATGACAACTTCGTCGTACAACGTTTTTTCAATGTAAGAAACATTAACCAAAAGGCTAAAAATAGTATTGAGTTATTGGACTACATGAAATCATTGTCAGAAGAGTTAAAAACAAAACTAAGAAACAAAACAGTTTTCTATATGTTGGAAAATCGGTTCCAAATTGAAGAAGACTCATCTATCTTAGATACATCAAATACTGATGGTCCGGAAGTTTTTAATTTGATTATTCGAATTGGAAATGAGACAATTTGTCATACCATCATCGACGCTAAAGTATACCCACCAAAGGCTAGATATACCCTGGATATACGACCAACAATAAAAACGATATTAAAAGATTTAACTGACATTTTTTCAGATAAAAATTTATCTTATAATTACCTTAATTATTCGTTGGCTTAATCATATTTATCATATAGAAATAAAAAAAATACAGAATATGTCAGACAAAAAAAACTTCGGATACTTAGGAAATACTTTTCAAATTCAATTATTAAACAATATTATTTTATATAAAGATTTCTCAAATTCCATTCTTGAAGTTATTGACCCACACTATTTTGACAACCAATATTTTCGTATTATTTGTCAAATGATTAAGGAGTTTTATTCAAACTATGAACATACTCCAACATTTGATACATTAGAACAACTTACAAAGTCAGAAATATCTTCTCCAATGGCTCAAAAGAGTGTTTTGGATACATTACAACAAGTAAAAGATGTATCTGATGACGGTTCATTATTTGTTCAAGAAAAGTCATTAAAATTCTGTAAACAACAAGAATTACAGAAGGTTATGACCAAAGCTCAATCAATCATTGATAAGGGTGATTTTGAAAGTTATGACCACTTAGAAGAAATGGTAAGAGGAGCGTTACAAGTTGGTGAGGTCGATAAAGGAACAACCGACGTTTTCTTCAACCTTGATGAGGTTTTAAACGACGATTACAGACACCCAATTCCAATTGGAGTTGCAGGTATTGATAACCTATTGAAAGGTGGTTTAGCCAAGGGTGAGATTGGTGTTATTTTAGCACCGACGGGGGTAGGTAAATCCACATTTACTACTAAAATTGCAAACCACGCATTCAACTTGGGATATAATGTTCTTCAAATATTTTTTGAAGACAACCCAAAAATTATCCAAAGAAAACATTATACACTTTGGACGGGAATCCACCCTGATGACATGTCTGAAAATAAAGATGAAGTTATGGCGAAGGTAAAACACATTAAGGAAACTATGAAAAATAAGTTGATTATAAAAAAACTTCCATCCGACACCGTAACTATGAATCAAATCAAAAATCAAGTTAGAAAGATGATGGCTGAAGGAATTAGAATTGATATGATTATTTTAGATTATATTGACTGTGTTGTTCCTGACAAAATGATGGGTGATGAATGGAAAAGTGAAGGTTCAGTAATGAGAGGGTTTGAATCAATGTGTCATGAGTTGGACATCGCAGGTTGGACAGCAACACAAGGAAATCGTAATTCGATTTCGTCAGAAGTGGTTACAACAGACCAAATGGGCGGGTCAATTAAAAAGGCTCAAGTTGGTCACGTAATCATTACTGTAGCTAAGAGTCTACAACAGAAAGAAATGAACTTGGCAACAATTGCCATTACCAAATCAAGAATTGGTAAAGACGGAGTTGTTTTTGAAAACTGTAAATTTGACAACGGAATGTTAGAAATAGACACAGAACAAAGTATGACTTTCTTAGGTTTGGAAGAACAAAAAGAAGAAAAAAATAAAAATAGAATCAAAGAGCTTTTAGAAAAGAAAAAGCAAAAAGAACAACAATCTTAAATTAATTAAAAATTATGGAAAAATTATTAACAGAAAATCCTGGTAGGTTTGTCATCTTCCCAATTGAACACAATGATATATGGGAATTTTACAAACAACACCAAGCTGCGTTTTGGACCGCAGAAGAAGTCGATTTAACAAATGACATCAGAGATTGGGAAAATTTAACAGAAAACGAAAAATACTTTATCAAGAATGTACTGTCATTTTTCGCAGCTTCAGATGGTATTGTAAATGAAAATTTAGCGGAAAACTTTTATCGAGAAGTTCAATATCCTGAGGCTAAGTTTTTCTATGGATTTCAGTTGGCGATGGAAAATATTCATTCATTAATGTATTCATTGTTAATAGATACTTACATCTCAAATTCAAAAGAAAAAGACGAGTGTTTCAATGCAATTGACAGACTACCTGCAGTTCAAAAGAAAGCTAAATGGGCGTTGGAATGGATTGAAAAATCATCATTCGCCGAAAGGTTAGTTGCGTTTGCTGCCGTTGAAGGTATTTTCTTTTCAGGTTCTTTTTGTTCTATTTTTTGGATGAAATCAAGAGGAATTATGCAAGGATTATGTAACGCTAATTCACTTATCTTTAAAGATGAAAACTTACATTGTGATTTTGCAATTCATTTATTAAATAACCACTTAGAAGAAAGACCATCAGAAAAAAGAATTAAAGAAATTTTACTTTCAGCATTAGAAATTGAAAAAGAATTTATCACCGAATCACTTCCAGTATCATTAATTGGTATGAACTCAAATTTAATGAAACAATACTTAGAGTTTGTTGTTGATGGTTTGTTAGTGAAAATGGGTTGTAGTAAAGAATTTAATGTTGAACAACCATTCAAGTTTATGGAACAAATTGCAGTTGAAACAAAAGGAAATTTCTTTGAATCAAGAACAATGGAATACCAAAAAGCGAAATTAAACGAAACTATAACATTCACAGAAGATTTTTAAATTTATTAATATGTCATTAAAAATAACCAAAAGAAACGGAGAAAACGTCGCGTTCAATCCGCAAAAAATTTATAACAGAGTAAAACGTTCATCAAAAGGTTTGAACGTAAACTCAGATGAAATTTTTATTAAAGTAATTACATCAGTTCCGACTGAGGGAGAAGTAACAACAAAAGAACTTGATAAGTTAATTTATGAGATTGCCGCAGCATATACGGGAAGTCATCACGACTATTCAAGAATGGCTTCGTCGGTTGCAATATCCTCATACCATAAAGAAACTGATGAAAGTTTTTCAAAAACTATGAGATTGCTTTACGAGGATGGGGTAGTTAATGAAGAGTTAATTAAACAAATTGAATACTATGGTGAAGATGTTGTTGATGTTGCAATTAAACATGACAACGATTATAACTTTGATTATTTTGCTTGGAGGTCATTACAAGAAATGTATTTGTTAAAAAGACCAAATGGGAAAGTTGTTGAACGACCACAACACATGTATATGAGAGTTGCTATATGGGTTACTAATACTTTAGAGGAGGCATTAGAATATTATAACTCTTTATCGGCACAACTTATTTCACCGGCAACACCAATTATGATTAACTCTGGTACCAAAACACCACAACTAGCATCTTGTGTTTTACACTACAACGATTCAGACTCAAGAGAAGGTTTGTTAAATACAATGAATGATATTTCAACTTATTCATCGGACGCGGCAGGAATTGGTCTTTCAATGTCTAACATAAGAAGTAAAGAAAGTAGAATTTCAAGTTCAGGTGGTTATGCGGGTGGATTGTTGAAATATTTAAAAATCGTTAATGAGTCTTTAAGATTTTTTAATCAACAAGGTAGAAGACCGGGTAGTGCTGCTATATATCTTGAACCTTGGCACAAAGACATATTTGATTTATTAGATATTAAAAAGAACACAGGAGCCGAAGAGTTAAGAGCTCGTGATTTGTTTACCGCGCTTTGGATTCCTGACAACTTTATGAATGCAGTTAAGAACAACACCGATTGGTATTTATTCTGTCCTAATGATATTAAAAAGGCAGGACTAAAAGCATTACAAGAATGTTTTGGAGATGAATACGAAGAAGTATATAACACGGCAGTTAACATGGGTATTGGTAAAAAAGTTAAAGCACAAGACATTTGGAGTAAAATTGTCGAGTCTCAAGTAGAAACGGGTGTTCCTTATTTATGTTCTAAAGATAGCGCGAACAAAAAAACTAACCATCAAAATATTGGAGTAATTAAACAATCTAACCTATGTAATGAGATTTACCAATACACAGATGAAAAAACCACTGCAATTTGTACTTTGTCGTCGGTAGTGTTAAAAAATTATATAAAAGACGGTCAGTTCAATTATCATTTATTAATAAGTGAAGTTAGAAAAATTGTTAAAGCATTAAACAATGTTATTGATAAAAATACCTACTCTACCGAAAAAGGTCATAGAGGTGGATTAGAACAAAGAGCGATTGCAATTGGAACACAAGGATTGGCGGATGTATTTTATTTAATGGATTATATATTTACCTCACCTGAGGCTAAAAAATTAAATAAAAATATTTTTGAAACAATCTATTACGCGGCTATTCTTGAAAGTAATGACTTGTGTAAAAAAGGGATAAGAACTCCATATGAGTTTTTTAAAGGTTCACCTATGTCACAAGGGATTTTTCAATTTGACATGTGGGGACTTTCTGAAGAAGATTTGTTTATGGATTGGAAAACCTTGAAAAAAGATGTTATGACTTATGGTGTATGTAATTCATTATTCACCGCTCAAATGCCTGTGGCGTCTTCCGCCAAAATCACAGGTTCATTTGAAATGACAGAACCCGCACATTCGGCTTTATTTAATAGACGAGTTGTTGGGGGAGAAATTATGATTGTAAACAAATATCTAATCAACGACTTTGAAAAAATTGGAATTTGGTCTGAGGATTTAAAAAATGAAATTATTATGAACGAAGGTTCAATTCAAAATATTAATTTCAACAATTACTTAGATACTGAAGAAAAAGGTTATAATAGAAAGGTTAAAAGAATTGAACATTTGATTCCGAAATACAAAACTATTTGGGAAATTTCACAAAAAGAACTGATTGACATGTCAGCCGAAAGGGCTCCGTTTATCGACCAATCACAATCTATGAACATTTACATGTCAAATCCAACACTTTCTAAAATAACATCTTCACATTTTTATGGATGGGAAAAAGGTTTAAAGACTCTTTGTTATTACGTAAGAACAAAAGCCATTTCAACAGGGGCAAAACACTTAGCTTTAGATGTTACAAAAAAGGAAAAACCAAAGGTAGAATATTCATACACGAATCTTCCACCAAAACCAACTAATTCAGACTTTGATTGTTTTGGTTGTTCTTCTTAAAAATTAATCCGAGTTATACTCGGATTTTTTATTTATATCTATTTAACTAAAAATGTTGGATATTATATTTATGTAATATGGCAGATGGAAGAACTTATGGTATTAATTTCCCTTTTAGGGATAGTCCAAAATCTTATTATTTTGATTTAACCGAAAATGCTGGTGATGAGATACGGGCAGACCTTTTACATTTGATATTAACCGCAAGAGGTAGTAGATACTATAATCCTGCTTTTGGAACACGTATATATGACTTTCTTTTTGACCCTTTGGATGCTGCACCGTCTGACGGCATCAAATCTGAAATACAACAACAGGTTGACAAGTACATACCAAATTTAACTATAAATGAAATTAAAGTGGTTCCATATTTACAATCAGATGAGGCTCCAGGTGACATTAACCAAGAGTTATTAGGAACAAGTGATATATATAGAATACCTGGTAGGTCAACTCAAGAATACACAGCTAAACTTACAATAGATTATACGGACGACAACAATTCGTTTGGTTCAAGTGAATTTATAATAATTAACATATAATTATGGCAACTCAAAAAATTAATTATACTAGTAGGGATTTTGAAAGTCTAAGAAATGACTTAATTAATTATACCCAACAGTATTATCCTGAAATAATTCAAAACTTTAATGACGCTTCAATCTTTTCAGTTTTGATGGATTTAAATGCCGCAATTGGAGATAATTTACATTTTCATATCGATAGAAGTATTCAAGAAACTGTCTTACAATATGCGCAACAAAGGTCTTCTATTTTCAATATCGCAAGAACTTATGGTTTAAAAATACCAGGATTTAGACCTTCAGTTGCCCTTGTGGAAATATCAATACAAGTTCCGGCATTTGGTGACAATGAAGATTCAAGATACTTAGGTATTTTAAGAGCGGGGGCTCAGTTTAATGGTGGAGGGCAAACATTTGAAACAGTCTATGATGTTGATTTTTCTACACAATATAACAACGAAGGGGTAAATAATAGAACCAAAACCCCTGTTTTTGACAACAATAATAAAATAACAAGTTATATAATAACTAAAAGAGAAGTTGTTGTTAATGGTGTTACTAAAATATATAAACAAGTTGTAAATGCCGCAGACGTAGTTCCTTTCTATAGTTTCTTTTTACCTGAAAAGAATGTTTTGTCTGTTACAACAATCATACAAAAAGACGGAACACAATACCAATCAACCCCAACAAACGCTGAATTTATAACGTCACAGAATAAATGGTATGAAGTTGACGCATTGGCGGAAGATACAGTTTTTATTGAGGACCCAACAAAACCAATAGACAACGCAGGGGTTAAAGTTGGTCAATATATAAAAACAGACAACAGATTTATAACAGAATACACACCCGAAAGTTATATGAAGGTACAATTTGGGGCGGCAACAACAACACCAAATCAACAACTTCAACAATTTGCAAATCTTGGAACCCCATTAAAAATACAAAATTATCAAAATAATATCGGATTGGGACTTACAGTAACACCTAACTCAACACTATTTGTACAGTACCGAGTAGGGGGAGGAACCGCATCAAATGTTGGTGTTGGTTCAATCAACCAAGTTGGATTAGTTAATTTAGCGGTAAACGGACCATCATCACAAATCAATCAAAGTGTTGTACAATCATTAAAAATTAATAATGTAACAAGTGCGGTTGGAGGAGCAAACCAACCAACAATTGAAGAGGCAAGAAACATGGTTAGTTTTAACTTTGCGGCACAAAAAAGAGCGGTGACAGTTAATGACTATAAATCTTTAATCGATACAATGCCAGGTAAATTTGGGGCACCTGCCAAAGTCGCGATTACAGAAAATAATAACAAAGTTACTGTACAAATTTTATCATATGATTCAGACGGGAATCTAACACAAACAGTTCCAAACGCAATTAAAACAAACTTGGCAACTTATTTGTCTAAGTATAGAATGATAAATGACTACATATCAATTGATGTCGCAAAGGTAATAGATTTAGAGTTTGAAATATCTGTTGTAATCGAAAATAATACCGCTCAAAGTCAAATAATTACTCAAATTATTGACCAAGTATCCACTTACATGAATCCACAAAACAGAGATTTAGGTCAAAATGTAAACGTTTCTGATATTAGAAGATTAATACAAGACGTTGCTGGTGTTAATACATTAACAGATTTGAAAATATATAACAGAACAGGTGGTCAATATTCGTCATCTGAAACATCTCAAAGGTACGCCGATGCGGAAACCAAAGAAATTTTATTAATTGACAACACCTTATTTGCCGAACCAGACCAAATATATCAAATCAGATTTGATTCTAGAGATATTAATGTAAGGGTGAAACAACTTAGAACTGTAGACTTCTACTAAATCATTTATTTTATTTTTAAGGTTATTAGTTTTAAATAAAAAACCTAAATTATCTATTTATTTTAAAACAGTAAATGACCAAAACATACAGACTAAAGGCTCAACCAACAAAAGACCAAAATCTAAGAATTAACGTAACACAAGATTTTGACTTTTTAGAGATACTATCTTTAAAGTTAAGACAAGAAGATGTATATACAAGATTTTGTGCCGACTACGGTGTTGTTGCAGGTAGAGTTGTTGTTAATGGTGGGTACGGTGTTCCAAACGCAAATGTATCTATTTTTGTTCCATTGGATGCTATTGACGAAAACGACCCAATTATATCCACATTATACCCTTATAAAAGACCTGACCAAAAAAACGAAGATGGTTATAGATATAACTTATTACCTTATGTTAAAGAGTATGGTGGTCATAGTCCAACTGGTACATTTCCTGATGTGGAGGATGTTTTAACAAGAAATGAAGTCTTAGAAGTTTATGAAAAGTATTATAAATACACTGTAAAAACTAATGAAAGTGGTGACTTTATGATTATTGGAGTACCGTTAGGTATTCAAACTGCAATACTAGATTTAGACTTATCAAACATCGGTTGTTTTTCACTTAGACCTTCAGACTTAATAAGATTAGGTCGGGGAACCACAGAACAATTTGATGGGGACCAATTCAAATCATCAACAGATTTAGACTCACTACCTCAAATAGTAAATCAAAAAAAAGATATAGATGTTGCATCTTTTTGGGGTGAAGAAAACATTTGTAATGTTGGTATAACAAGAGTCGATTTTGATTTAAGAGATTTAGGAATTGAAATTACACCACAAGCCGTTTTTATGGGTTCGTTGTTTTCAACAAGTGAAGAAGACTTTTTAAAATCAAATTGTAAACCTAAAAAAGACTCTGGTAATTTATGTGATTTAGTCACAGGACAAGGGAGAATATTGGCAATTAGACAAACAATAAATTATGATGTAAACGGTAGACCAGCATTAGAACAATACTCACTACCTGAAGGAGGTAAAATAATTGATGACAACGGTACTTGGTTAGTAAACGTTCCAATGAATTTAGACTATGTCACAACAAACGAGTTTGGTGAACAAGTACTATCAACAGACCCGAATGTCGGCATACCTACAAAAGGAAAATATAGATTTAGAATCCAATATCAGAATGAAGATGGAATGGAATCAAGTGTATTAAGAGCAGATTATTTGGTCCCAAACGTTAAAGAATGGGGATGGACCACATCTAACATCAATACACCTACAGACACAACCGCACAATTAAAATCATATGCATTTAGTTTAGATTGGGATGATTATGGGGATGTGAATACGACAATAGGTCAACAAATGATTCAAGAGGCCGTAAACTGTGATGATAAGTTTTATCAATTTAATTTCAATAAAGTTTATACGGTTGCAAATTTTATAGATAGATGGAAATGGGGATTTAATAGAAGTAGACATTTAGGTATAAAAGAAATTACAGATAGACGATGTACTACTACCACAAACAGATTTCCGGTTAATGATGGTGTAAGAAATTTTGACTTTTTATTCTTTTTACTAAGTCTACTTTTAATACTACTTACACCTACGTTTATAACTTTAATAATAATTTTACACTTTGTTGCATTTATATATCCAATATTAAGAATAGTGATAAATCTTTTAATATGGGTAATAAATGTTGTTATATATGGTATTTGTTTAGCTATTAGTGCAATTACATTTGGAGCAAGACCTAAAGGTGGTTGTAAAACCCAATCAATTAAACCATTAGGTAAAGAAAACCCATTCAAAAGAATTTCTTTACCCATGTTGTCTTATCCTGATTGTGAAGCCTGTCCATGTACTGATGAAACACTTCCTGAAGATAGTAGTCAAAGTTCATTCGCTCAAAGTGCAAATGTTGCAATTTCATCAGAAAATAATAGTCCTTTAGCGAATACAAATTCCACAACTTCTTATAGTGTTTACAACTCATCGCAAGCATCTTCGGCAAATGACCCTGACGCTTTTAACAATGGAGTTGTCCAAGCGATGGCGGGTTACCAATTCCAAAATCTTGGAAATGATAATGATAAGTTAGTTAAAACTCCAATTGCCGAATATCCGGCACAAGGGGGAATAAAAGTATTGGCGAATGACGTTACACTATCACAATCTTTGAATTTAGCAAATATTAGACAAAGATATTTTGAAGGTGATAATTTAATTCAAACAACTGTTAGAAACAACATTCCAAATACAACAACATTAGACGCATCACAACCGTTTACCGATAGTGTTATGATGTTATTTGTTGATAGTGGAACTTTCAACGGGTTACAACCTGGACAACTTTTAACATTCCAAGACATCAACTTAATAAATGACCCCAACTTAACGGGTATAACTAATTCCAATCAGTTTAATACTAATAGTATTACGGGAACTACACCATACAACGCAATAAGTTTAGTGACAGTTCCTGTCAATTACATTAATCAAGCAGGTTTACAACAAACTGTAAACTTGAAATTGAATATATCTGAAGATGGAAAAGATTACAAATATCCTGCGGGGGTTGAATATTTTCAAGTTATCACAGGAGGTACTGTATCACAGTTTTCTGGTTTAACAAACACAACGGGAGGATTACTTAACAAATATTTGTTTAAAAAAACACAAAGATTCTGTTATGGTACACCGGCTCAACAATGTGACTACGTATTCCCAATCAAATTTATTGATAATTTTGCAAACTATGAAATTATATTTTTAACAAGAGGTACGGACCCATACACCGACAAACAAAATATAAGATATGACCTATCGAAATTATTTGGATTTAACTTAGGTTCGGGTCCCGTTGTTGAAGGTAGTTATTATCTTAATGTACCAATACAACAAAACTCAGGAAGTGGAGCTTGGTTTAATGATTATAAAACGCCTGAATCGCATTTAGTTTCAAATAATACGAATGTATCATTATATCACCCACCTTTTGGTTTTACTCCTGATAGTACATTGTT